CAACGGGAGTGTTTCATAATGACTAAGATCGCAGCGCCTGAGTGGAGGCTCCGAACATTACAACGTGTGCAGTGGGCTTCTCAATACGAGAAGGGATATTTAGCAAGCCACTTCGACAACGGACTGAGAAGGGCGGTCAGTATAATCGTGCAAGAAGGGCTGATTGAAGAACGACGCATCCCACCTAAGTATGGGTTGTCTTATTTCATTACTCCTAAAGGGGTATCCGAAATAGAAAGGCTTTCATAATGCGAATGGAAGACAGACCAAAGGGGGATCTCAGACATCCCTGTACCCGTTGTCAGAAGGAAGCACAGGATATAGTCCACATAAGTGGGAATCTATGTGCGACATGCTACCTCACTCTTAGTAAAATAAAAAAAGGTTGACCAACAGCCTAGTTTTTTAGTATAAAAAGTGTGTCACTAACGGCTGCTATGAAAGGAAATGCAATGCCGCTCGATACCGTTATCTCTTTCCCGAACATGAACCAAAATGTGTTTGGGGAAATCCCAGAAGATGTAAACTTCGACATCTTCTTTGAGTCGTCCCGTGTAGCACACAAGAAGTACGTTGTGAACGCTGTAACGGGTGATCCGCTAGATGTAGTAGGGTCAAAGTTTAAGTGTGCTTCTCACCCCGAATACTTCTCCCGTGTACAAGACACAATTAGGGACAACCTAAGCATTCACGATCTTCAAGATGCTAAGGTTAGCTGGAAGACAGCACGTAATGGGTGCTTTGCTCTGATGGATATTACCCTGCCGAACGTCCGTTACAGCGTCACCACTAAGAAGCATCAAGTGGATGTTGCGCAGCGTGTCATTGCCTTGCATGGCATTGATGGGCTATGCTCCAATCAGGTTTTCTTTGGGGCGATTGATGCGTTCTGCACCAATGGTATGATTGTTGGTGATTGGGATAAAGTTAAGCGTAAGAACACTGCTAACTTCAGCTTAAATAGCTTCATTGATGAGCTAAATAAGGCTAAGGTGGAGTTCCATGAACATGGCAGGGTCTTACAAACGTGGGCCGAAAAGGAACTAGCCTTCGAGGATGTTGAGCTACTGCTTCCACAGATCGTAGGCAGTAAGCGTAAGGCTGAGAAGATGGGACACCTCTACCTTGAGGAAACGCAGACGAGAGGGCATAATGTGTATGCATTGTACAGTGCATTCACTAACTATGCCACGTATGCGGATGAACGTAATGGGTTTAAACTGAAAGCCTCTGATAATGACAATGAGGCAGTGAACATGTTTATGCGGGAACAGTCCGTAATAAAGTGGGTAAACAGCCCACAATTCAAAGCCCTTGCAGCCTAGGCTGTAATGCTTTCATCAGGGGAGGGGTTAATTCCCCTCCCTATTTTTATGGAGGATGCTATGACTACCAAAACATTTGGAGATTTAATTAATTTATATAAAACCCATGAACGCATGTTGAATCTAAAGGATACTACACAAAAACAGTACCTTTATTTTCTACAGGTTATAGAAAAATATATCCCTGATCTTAACGTGGATGCCGCGTCTATAGACAAGGAGTTCGCTGTTGATTTTTATAACAGAATAATGAAAGACTATTCTGCTACTATTGGCCGCATGTGTGTACAGTTATGTAGAACAATGTTTCATATCGGAAAGGTGGGCATTCCAAATCCTTTTGTAATGAAAACTAAGCCTTATAAAACAATATGCACTCCTATATGGACCCATTCTCAAGTTATGAAATTTCTTGAGGCGTGTTATGCAGATTTTAAGTGTAGAAATATAGGTGTTATATCCCAACTAATCTATGAATGGGCTCAGCCTCCGGGCATTATACGAACACTAAAATGGGATAGCATAGATTTTAAGTCTAAGATTGTAACCCTAGCACAAAACCATGGCGCAAATTTATATCTTGAGATTGAAGACCCTTTAATTGACCTGCTTAAGCAGCAGGAGAGAGACTTTGGATTTCAAGAGTATGTTGCGCCTAGCATGAACCCCGTAAATGGGAAGTACCAACCTTATTCTATATACAAATTTAACTACTACGCAAACAAGATTAAGGAACGAGTTAATTTACCTACTGAATTAAAGGTACATTATCTACGCAGGACTGCTGTTTCGCAGATGAAAGCTGCTGGATTATCTAATTCTGATATTGCATCAGTGGTAGGATTCCAAGAGGATAGGGGTGTAAGAAATATAGTTAATACATTTGCACATCTTAACATGGTTAAAGCACGTACTAGACAAAAAGTGTAGATCGTGCTACGTTTTAACTCTCTTAACAAGGGCAAGAGAAAACATGAACCTAAACAAGTATGTAGAGGAGTTAGGTTTAGCTTTAGGAGAGACAAGAAGGTCTAACTGTCCTGTCTGTAGGGGTCGTAACACATTCACTGCATCTAACATGAATGGGAGGATTCTATGGAATTGTTATAAAGCAAGCTGTAGTATTAAGGGTACTGGAAAAACTAATATGTCAGCTGCTGACGTATTAAAAGTTATGCGTAAAGGTACGGAGGATACCGTATCTTTTATGTTTGACTTTAACAAGCCTGCCTTTTTAGTGCAGCAATTCTCACCAGCGGCCATAGAATGGCTGACAGAATGGGGTATTGACAGCAAGCACGTTTTGTACGACATTAAGGATCATAGGGTAGTCTTTCCTGTCTACCATGAAGGTATTCTTGTAGATGCAGCAGGTCGCGCGATTGGCTACAGAAGACCTAAATGGTTACGGTATGGCAGGTCAGGGCTACCCTATGTACATGGAGAAGGAGATGTCTGTGTCTTAGTAGAGGACTGTATAAGTGCTTATGTAGTGGCCAGTAGCAGTGTCACTGGCTTAGCTATTTTAGGTACTTCTCTTGCAGACAGGCATATAGAGCTGCTTAAGCAATATCGACGTGTTATAGTGGCTTTAGACCCGGATGCTGCTGATAAGACACTTAAGTTTACCCGTATGCTTAGGTCATCCTTACCTGACGTGAAGGCTCTAAAATTGAAGGATGACCTTAAGTACCGTATCACTGAAGACTTACAGAGATTGGAAGACTTAGTATGGAGCTAATGATACTGCGTTCTCTAATGGATTACTCTTTCCATGAGGACCATAATAATTTTAAGTGTCCAACGGCCATCTTCTCTCAGGAAGGTCAGAAGATTAAGAAGGCTATTGACGAGGCTTTAGCGTTGTATAAGCGCAGCCTAGATCCCTCAGAGGTGGAGGCTATATACCTAACACAGAATCCAACTCTGACTTCTTCACAGAAGCTTTCAGTATCAGAAACGTTTAGTAAGATTGCGCGTGAAAAGGTTATTGGAAAAGATGTGGCACGAGACATCTTGTCTACTCTTTTTCAACAACACATTGGTGAAGAGATTGCAAACTTAGGGTTTGAATATGTCAATGGAAACAAGGCATCACTAGAGGAACTCCGTAGCCTCTTAGAAAAGCACGAAGATAACTTTCTACCACGGGTAGAAGTTACTTGGGACAATCTCTCCTTTGATGAGATCATTGCACAGACACTCAATAAACCTAAGTGGCAGTTTAATATCCCTTCTCTACAAAAGAAGGTCACTGGCATTGATGGTGGACAGTTAATTGAGGTAGGTGCACGATCTAACGTAGGCAAAACATCGTTTCATGCCAGCTTGATTGCAGGGCCGGATGGCTTTGCAGAACAGGGGGCTAAAGTCCTTGTACTATGCAATGAAGAACCAGTGCGTCGAGTATTGTTACGCTATGTATTAGCAGCTGCCGGCTATCCTGAAGGCGACATAATGAATAACTATGCCACAGCTACGTCACGATATAGTAAGATCAGCGACAAGATTTTTATTAAGGATGTCACTGACTACAAGATGGATTGGGTTGATACTGTCTGCCGTTCTTATAATCCCGACATTGTTGTGCTTGACATGGGGGATAAACTAGCCAATATGAGTGGTCATAGCCGTGTAGATGAAGCGCTAAAGGCTAATGCAATCTACGCTAGGCGTATTGCAAAGCGACATGACTGCGCTATCTTCTACATGTCTCAGTTATCTGCAGAAGCAGAAGGTAAGATTGTATTGAACCAATCCATGATGGAGGGGAGCCGCACAGGTAAAGCTGCAGAGGCAGACCTTATGCTTTTGTTAGCTAAGAACCCCCAGCTATCTGACCAAGCAGAAGAAGATAATCAGAGACATATCAACATAGTTAAAAATAAGTTGACAGGATGGCACGGTATAGTGCATTGTGAATTCGACTACAGAACAAGTAGGTATACAGCATAGGAGATTAATATGACTACAACAAATGCTCGTACAACAAAACTTCAAACCCAGTTTGAGCCTAATACCACTGTTACAATCTTTACGAACGACAAAGATGACAAAGCAAATGTCATTATCGTAAAAAATGTGGTTGGTATTAACCATACAGCACAAGGATTTCAGTTGATAACTGAAGCACAAGAGACTGTCTTTGTGTTATGGTCACATACCAAATACTTCCTGACAGGAGTAGAGAATGCCTCAGTATAAGTTCAGTGATCGCTCACTAAGAAATTTAATAGGTGTAAATATGCTACTTCAAACTGTTATGAAGATGGCAATTCTAAAGTCTACCATCGACTTTGGTATTGGTGAAGGTGTACGTTCGGAAGAACGTCAGCAGTACCTTTTTGACACAGGAAAATCTAAGACATTAAACTCTAAGCACATTACAGGTGATGCTGTAGACGTTTTAGTATATAAGAATGGTAGTATCGTCTGGGATCACGACGCCTTTGCAGAAGTTGCAGAGGCAGTCGCTTTAGTATCTAAAGAAATTAATGTCCCTATACGGTGGGGGGCAGCATGGACTGTACCTGACATTGGTAAATGGGAAGGTACAATGATTGGCGCTAGAACTTCTTACGAAGAGACAAGAAAAGGAGAGGGTCGTACCCCATTCATCGACTCTCCTCATTTTGAATTGCCGTAGGAGACTCTTATGAAACTTTCAGTCTACTACAATGACGAAAAT